GCCGGATATACTAGGAATGACTTTGGATTCTGATGCCGGTATATTTCAATGATTCTGTCGATGACATACTGCTGTATGACCGGCAAGCAAGCTTCATAGGGGGTCAAGTCTCCAACTTTCGGGAGAACCTTCTAAACGAGTCACAAGCTGAGCTAATCAAAGATATGTCTCCGGAGATCTCCGGGGTACTCAAGACTCGCAGAGGCTTCCACCGCTTTGCCAACCTTCTGGGCAGCACAAGCTCAAGCGTTGATATGCGAGCGATTCACTTCTTTGATTCCGACAACCGGGAGAGGGTAGTCGTTGCAGTTGCGAGAAGCATCTACGAGATCGAATCGAACGGAACGGTAACGGCAATCTCGGCGGCAGCCAACGCTCTCCCAGCAGCAGAAAATCCGGCTTATATGTGCCAGATTGCCGATAAGATGTACTGGAGCAGCGATAGCAGCAGCAGCAAGATCTTTGAGCTGAAATATTCTGGCAGCTCTTGGGTAAAGACCGTTTCAACGGATACGGTTTATCCGGCTAATGCGAAGTATCTGGTAGCTAATGCTGGGAGAGTGTTTGCTTATGATCCAAGCGGAAACCAGATCTTTGTCAGCACAATCCTCCCCAACCTCGCGGCTGCTGTTACAATCAACAACGGAGGCGGCTACGCTACTGGCGACTATACATCTGCCGGGATGACAGTGGACGCTCTCCCGATAGGATTAGGCAATGGCCAGACGATCACCTTCAGCGGAGGCGGAAGTCTACTGTTGAGCGCGGCAGCCGAGGAGAGCGATACAACAATTTACGGAACACTGTCCGGATCAGCAGTGGCAGATGACGAAGCGGCTGCTGTTGGCACTACGTTGTTCTCTATGGGGGGAGCAACGATCAACCCGTTTAAGGTTGGCACTGGAGCCGAGACTGTTACCGGGATGTATAGCTGGGTAGGTTTCAATGTAGTTGTGTTCTGTGAGAACAGTATCTACTTGGTGGACACTAATCCGCTGACAGCAGCAGCGGCAGCAGCCGGCAACGCCACCAGCACCTTCAAGATTCGCCAAGTGTCCAACCTTTCTGGAGCAATCAGCCACAGAGCTATTGCCCAAGTGGGGGAGGATCTTCTTTTCTTAGCCAGAGACGGAGTGAGAAGCCTCAAGAGAACGATGGCGGAGGAGATGGTGGCTGAGCAGTCCGGAGTGATCAGCTATCCGATTCAAGATTTGATTGATTCGATCAACTGGAGTGCAGCGGCCCAGCAAGCTTCAGCTACGTTTTGGAACGGGCTTTTTTTGCTTAGTGTTCCAATTAACAGCACAGAGAACAACTGTTGCCTCGTTTATTCAGCCAACACAAATAGCTGGATAGGGTACTGGCAAGGAAATCCAGACCACAACATTAAGCCGATTGATTTCTGTATTTCGGCCTTTGGGGGTTACGCTGAGAAGCTGCTGACGCTCGACAAGATTGGGAACCCTATGGAGCTCCGAGATTATATATCCCCACAGAACGCTGTTGCCACCGACTACCAAGACAACTTTGACGGAACGAACTACCGGGATACGGCTTGGCAAGCTTTGACTAGGGGGATGACTTTCGGGGATCAGCTTAGTCCCAAGAGCCCGGACTTCACAGAGTGGGAGTTTGATAGGAGCAACGCCAAGGTGGACATTATCCCGGTACTCGATGGGGAGGACGCTGACCGTCTAGTGACGGATCTGGTAACTGGATCCGGTACGGTTTCACTGGTCACAACCGGCACTGTGACGATTAACAACGGAGCCGGCTATGCTATTGGAAACTACACTTCTAGCGGAATAACTGTGGATGCTCTGCCAATAGCTTTGAGCAGCGGACAGACTTTATTCTTTAGTGGAGGCGGAAGGCTCTCGATGAGCGCATTGGCTTCTATAGGAGCAACAACAATTTACGGCACGCTTTACGATGCCGCACTGGTAGACAATGAAGAGGCTGTAGTTGGAACTAGCTCAACAACCCTTCCTTTTACCTTACCAGATTCAAAAGTG